GTCTAATATTTTGAAGAATTGTCTACCCTCTTCACTTCTTGACTCCCATTCTCCTGTTTTTCTATCCATACCAAACATAGTCTCACCTGACCCACCATATCTACCATCCTTTACCCTACCGTCCTTTAACATTTTAGGATGGTAATATCCACCCTCTAACTTATCTATGATTATATTATTCATCTTAGCAAAATCAGTTGCCGCAACACCTGCAAGTGTACCTACTTTCTTTTTAAGGTCTATTAATGTTTTTAAATCTTCGCTAGTAACTCCCTTTGATTCTAATTGATTTACCATTGTTACAACCATTTCAGGAGTAAATGTTTCATTTGTTCCTCCACTTGATGAAGAACTATCCATACTTGGGTCATAATCTGAAACATACCCACTATCTATTTTACTTGCCATGTGGGCATTAAGTGTTTGTCTAGCCCACCCAGGAATTGAACCACTACTATGATCGGAACCCCACGCTACTTTATTAGGTCTAACATCGATATGAATAACACCGGGTGAATATACACCAATACCACCAATACCGTTTTTAGATGCTATTTCAACAAAACGTAATGTATCTTCCTTAGTTTTATTAGATAATACTATGTCAACCGCTTTACGTTGTAAATGTTGTGATTGTTTCGCACCATGTACTCTTTCATTATATTCTGGATCTCGGTAACCTGAGGTTATCTCAAAAGATTTGCCATATTCAGATGCGATTGATTCTATTTTATTTTGTAACGTAATATCAATATCATTGTTAACACCATTCTTAACATTACTACTCAACCTTATATTTCCACCACCAGTATATGGTGATGACCCTTCAGACAATATGTTGTTATCCCTTTTAAAATTTCTAACTGCAATTGCAGTTTCAGGGCCAAATAAACCATCAACACCATGTTTTGGTAAATCATATCCTAATAAAATTAACCCGATTTGAATTAATTCTACGTTTTTTTGATATTCCATTGAACCTAACCTCTGTTGACTTACAGGTTCGTTGATGGATTTAAGGTCGGTAAAGAATTTTGTAACGTCGTTATCCACAAAATCCGCCTTCTTTGGGTCGTCAACTTTATTAGAATCGGAAAACGATTTCAATCTTTTAGCAAGAGTATCTAAAAATCCCTCCTCACTAATTATCTTTTTACCATATGTTAGACTATGTATTCTTTCTAACTCTTCTATAAGTGACTTTTTCATATTAATATAAATATCAAGATATTTTGGTTTTTAACCATTCCCAATCTGATTTTTATCGTCTTCATCAAATATACCAAATAGGTCATCTCCCTTGTAATCGGGATGATTTTTTTGCATATGGTCAATTCCTCGAACCCAAAAATATGAGATTAGAGCCGAAAAACTAAAAATGATAATCGCAACTACTAAAAATGATTCCATTATAATAAATATTTTAAAATTTTCTCTTTAATTCCTGTTTGTTTAATACCCTCAATACTCTTTGGTGTTAACACAAAGTTAGTTAAACCCCACTCCATTATCATGTCACCCCAAGTATCGTGTGTTTGTGGAATACCCATATTCAGGTCATCCACCGCAACCCAATGAGTTATTTCGGGATGGTCCTGTAGGTATTGATTAATCTCAATTGAACGTTCTTGTTCTAATTCCCATCTCGGTGACCATACAAAATTTTGGGGTACGTCACTATCAATTAGTTTCTTTGTGAACGCTATTGGTTTCTTTTTGATTCCTTGTGACTCATAATATTCACCCATCTCCTCAACAGTGGCCCATCTTTTCCAATCAGATGAGACAACGATTTCAGCATCAGTTTCTTCCAGTATTTCATTTAGTATTCCAATTGCTTTCTTATTAAAATTGTCAAAGCGCGCGTCGACCGGTAAAGATTCTACCGATTGACTTAACTTACGTCCAGCTTTTTGTTGTTTTTTGTGTCTACCACCCCATTCCGTTGATAAACAAATCACACCATCATGATCTAAAAATATTACTTTCATTTTTTCTTCGTTTAACAATTAATCTAAAGGTATTGAAAATACCTAATAACATAAAGATTTGAACTATCCAAAACGGTAAGTTTTGTAGTTCGTGTAACATCCAAAAAACATTCATGAATACCCACGATGTCAATGTTAAGTTAATATCTCTATTATTTTTTTCTGTAATTAAAAGATAAATTGTTAAAATAGAAGTCGGAATTACCATTAGAGTTGCTAACCAAGTAAACTTCAGACACCAAAACATATCCTTTAATAGCCACGAAGTTACGTGCAATTCTTGTATATTCCAATTTTTTTTAAGAATTTTCATCGATATATTGCAATTGTGGGGACCAAATACCTTCGGATATTACCGTTGGTTTATCGTTTCTATCAATCATTACCCACTCCACATTAATAATACCCCAAGGTTCAAATTGTTCTAACACGTCTGACAATGAGAAACATTTACAACTATAAATGTCAAATTGAGCCATTGCTGGTTGGTTTTGGTCCCAAATATGTATTGATGAATGTGATGTTGCGAGTGTTACTGTCCCTGTTAAACCCTCATTACCCGGATAATCCACGTAAACACTTGTCGGACCACCGACTACCTCCATTTTAACTTTATGAACTAAATCAACAAACCATTTGTTGAGAACCTCCACCTCTTTCGGTGGGTTTGTAATCCAAATCTTCATCAAAAGATGTTGATGATACGGTACGAATTCTTCTTGCATTAATATGTTTTTACTATAACATATATATCACGAAAATTGTATTTTTCTACGTTAGATTTTATTTAATTAACCAAGATGAAGATTGTATTTTATCCCCCAAACCGTCAATCAATTTTATACCTAACCAATCACATACTTGTCTCTCGGGAATTGTATCGTTAATTTGGTCCCCACCATTAGCAAAGAATAGTTCGTCCGACTGGTCCTCCAAAGAATGAATCATACCAATTGTTTCACAAACAGTTCTATCCTTATCGATGGATAAAAACACCCGGTCAACCATTTTTAGATTTTGGATTATGAAAATTCTCTCATCTTCATCTTGGAACTCTTTACTACCCTTTAATTCCCTCTGTTTGTCGTTATTAACAATTACATAGAGTTTGTCACCGTACTCCTTGGACTTATTGAAATACTCAATGTGTCCCTTATGAAGAGGGTTAAAATATCCACTTACAATAACAATTTTCATATGTTAATTATTTTGTGAGTCCATAATAAACTCCAGCCGCAATTGTGTACATAAAAATAGACGTCCAAATTAATAGAAAGGTTCCTAAACTAACCATCACAATAAATAAGAATACCCTAATTATTTTTTCAAAAATATTTTCCATATCGTTTTAAATTATTTTGTAAACTTACGAAAATTTTTAATAAATTCTTTTTCGTACTTTTTAAGTTCTTTTGTGTCTAATCCATTATATAAACCAGTTGACATAAAGGCATTAATTTCATCATCAATAATCTTTTTATCGTTCACATATCCCATCTTGATTAGTTTCTTTTTTAACTTCTCGTAATGAGTTGGTTTGATTTTTTTTATAAGTTTGGTGACCGATTTTTTATACTCACTGTTAGTAAAATATATTCCGTGAGCAATCTCGTGATCCATTGTCTCTAAGTCTTTACTACTCGCACCAATCAAATACCAATCAGTTTGTCTACCATCGTTCTTTTCCATTACATCGTTTGTACAATACCAATAGATGTCATTCATAATCAAATCGTATTCGGTATCTTTACAAAATATGTGGTGTGCTTGTTGTAACATATTACTCGGTATGTTATAACCTGCCCAATCGTCCGGATATGTGAACGTTCTTTTTTTCCAAGAGTTTTTATAGAATCTCATGTACTCCATCCATGTAAATGGTTTACCTCTAAATTTTTTGTATGGTGATTCATAGAATTCTTGATAACGACAGAACAACATGGCTCTATCATAATCGTCATCAATGGTCACACAATATATTCTTGGTTTTACTTCTTTAACAACCCCCTTAACTAACGGATGATTGATTTTCATTTGTAATCATTTTATATAATTTATCCGCAACCATTTGGTTTGCCTTTACTCCCATATGTTCATCATTAGACAATCCGTATGTTTCATGTTTAATTAATAACTCCTCATCATCGGCCCATTGACCCATAGGTCTTTCAAATTTATCACTAAACCAAACAAAGTTGTAATTTAATTTAACTTTTTTTCTTTTTAAAAAATAATCTAAATCACCACTATCCATAATGATATGTTCAACATCATTTAACTTTAAAAAAGAAATCAACCCAACTAAATTCGCCATCCACTTGTCTCTTTCAAAATAGTAATCAACAAAACTGTTAAAGTAAGTTGTTGCGTCCTTGTGTATCTTATGTGTATCTTTTTTATTATTACCACAAGCAACATCAGTCTCATCATCAGGAGATAAAATATTACCAACCGTCATATTAATTGTTCTACCTAAATCAATTGAATTTAACTCCTCTCTCCAACCTGGAGGTACCTCTAATATAACTAAAGTCTCTTTTATTGTTGAGTGGTTTTCTAAAAGATAATCGTATGTTTTTCTTAACATACGAGTAACGGACCCGCCAGGTGCTCCCTCGTTTATAATTTCAACGTTTAACTTTTTTGCGAGTATGTTTGGATAAGCAAAATCTAAATGATTATCAATATCAATATTGTGTTGTTCTTTGTAAATTTTCTTAACATCTTTCCATATGAATCCAGCACCAATACATTGACTCCCACCACAAACGTATATTTTTTTTATGTCTCTCATAAACAACTTTTTAAAATCTCCCTACAAAGTTCTTCGGGTATTTTACTTCTTTCGTATGCATTTGCTCGACCTTGTGTTCCTGTTCTACTACCTCTTGGTGCCGCAACATGACAAGGATCTCCATTCTTACACATAGGTTTTGGAACCCATACATCGCTGTTGGTCCATATGTCAGTTGGTTTCATTCGTTCATCTCCGTACTGACAATATGTAACAGAATTCTTTTTCAATCCTTTAACGACATCTAATTTACGAAGAACTCCACGTGGGTTTTCCATAAACCAATATGTTGGTTGAAAGTGATTGATGATTTCCAACGTCTTCCTAACTAACTCAATACCTAATTTTGCGGTTTCTGTTTTAGGTATGTAGGCACCTTTGCCACCAGCCCAATGATGACCAATCGCCGCAACACTGAAACCGGTACACGGTGGTGATGCCCAAATTACATCGGGTTGAAAGGGAACTTTATTCACATCAAAATCTAATATACTAATTGGATAATGAATACCTTCAAATTCAATTAAATCGGATGAGAACACTTCCATTCCTAATTCCTCGGCAATCTTTCCTACTGAACGGCTACCGGCAAATAATTCTAACACTTTCATTAACGTAAGTGTTTAAATTTGTTTGCAAGATTATTAATGAAATTTTCCTCTTCTAATGATAATAAGTCTCTACACTTTGCAAGACGTTCTAGGTTCTCCCAAAATATTTGGTCATTGACATTAGGTCGACAAACACCATGGTTTTTACTTGTTGTTTCTTCCGAAGGTTGGATGTATCCATCTTCTTCTAAGATTTCAACTAACCTTTTCAATTCTGTGTTGCTACAAGATTCGACAAACTCACTTGGGTCGATGTCTATTTCAGTTGTAAATTCTGGCATAATATTTTGTTTTATTGTTTAATAAAAATATACAAAATAAAATTGAGAATAAAAAATTACAAAGAAAAAGATTCTCCACATCCACAGGTGCGGGATGCATTAGGATTAACGAACTGAAACCCCTTTCCGTTTAGACCACCACTATATTCCAATTCGGTTCCATACAAATATAATAGAGATTTGTTATCAACTAATATTTTTACACCTTTATCTTCAGCAAGAGTATCTGATGATTGTTTTTCTGTGTCGAATGAAAGGTCATAAGATAACCCACTACACCCACCACCTTTAACCGCCACTCTAACATATGGCGTTGCAAATCCACTTTCTTCGATTAGTGAATTTAACTTTACCGCTGCCGTTTCTGATACTGTTACCATTAGATATGATTTTCTTCAAAGATTAATTCTTCTAATCCTTGTTTTTGTTTATAATCGTTTATTGCGGATTTAATGGCGTCTTCAGCCAATACCGAGCAATGTATCTTAACTGGTGGTAATGATAGTTCTTCTACCAAATCCATGTTATCAATTGTTAAAGCATCGTCGATACTCTTTCCTTTTAACCATTCTGTGGCAATGGACGATGATGCTATTGCTGAACCACATCCAAAAGTTTTAAATTTAGCATCAACAATGATATTGTCAACTACTTCAATTTGTAGTCTCATGACATCGCCACATTCAGGTGCTCCCACTAATCCCGTACCTACATTAGATTTACTTTTATCCAAAGTACCTACATTTCGTGGGTTATTGAAATGATCTATTACCTTATTTCCGTATGCCATAATATTTGTTTATATGATAAATATCAGTTAATTAGTTCATCCGTAATAATATTATGGTCATTTAAGATTTCGTGTATCTTTTCATACACCAATTCTAAAGCATCATATTTGTCAATTTCTTTACCCTCCATTGACCATTCTAAACCTTTTTTAGTGTTATGTACAATGTCCCATAAAGCCATTGCCATATCTAAAGATTTAACCGCTCTTAGATGTGCCATAACATCATCCGGATCACTCAAATCGTATTCTAACGTTGCTTTCGCCATAAGTCACTTAGTTTTTTAGTTGGTCGTTTAGTTTTTAATTTCCCATCTTGGGTTTCTTCCATTAAAGGTGCTCTCCAAATTTCATAAGTAATCCACAAGAATATTGTAATAAATAATGCTCCTAATATTTTCATGTGCGTATTTTTATTTTGTGAAATATTGTGTTTTCCAAAACTGCCACCATTTCTTTTTTTGAACTGGTTTACATTCTGAAAATGGATTATTTCCAAATGAAACTGAATTTGAGTATTTTGATGTCAACACATTTAAAAACACTTCGTGGTATTTTTTTGGTATCTCGTCAAAATCCGCACTAATGTTAACATTCAAATACTTTGGTCCATCCTCAGTATAAACTATAAATTGTTCATTCATACTAATAATAGTGCTGGCCTTTATGTTTAAGTATTTTGTTCCACCTAAATTTAGATCACCACTAATATGTTTTTTAAATTCTTCATCTGACATATTTTATTCTGTTTCGTGATTTATAAAATTTTCATACTCCAATTGAAGTTCGGGATGTTTTTCGAAGAAATAATCTCTTGTCAATTCATGTCTCCCCAATTCAACCTTAATGATAAATAATTCATCATGTAAACTATCTGATACGTGAGTTAAAGTGTCAATTTTGTTTTTTTGTTCCTTTACAGTTATGATACTATTATTCCACATTACCGTTAACCATAATGATGTTAAAATTGATATTACAAAAGCGGTTTTTAATCTGGTTTCGGTTGTCATTAGACTAAATTTTTAATGTCCAATAATGTCTTTTCAACATCTTGTTCTGATAAATAACCAAGAACATCATCGGTAATTGGTGTGTCGTATGTGATTCCACCGTCTTTACCAAAGACAGCTAATTCATATAATCCCTTTGAACCACCATAAGTATGTGGTCCTTGTACAATACTCGCACCATATCCATTTGAGAATTGAACTATACACTGTTGTCCCATTCCTGCTGGATGTGATTGAAAGTTCAGTTCTTCGAACACTACTGTGTTGAGATTATTTGTTGGTCTTTCTGTTGTTTTCATGTTAAAATATTTCTTCAGCAATACCTAAGACTTCTGCCAGTCCGAACAGTGTTGCTGCAATTTTTACATCACCTTGAAAAAGAAAAAAACAGGCACCAAATCTGATGCCTGATTTTACAATACTTATCCAAAAATGACTATTTGATTTTGATTCTTTAGGTTCCATAATCTAATATAGTTATTTTTTTTGAGATTTCAAAACTTTTTGTGATTCAATATAATTGTCAATGAAGTTGATTCGTTGACCAATCCAATACATTACATTAACGGTCATTGAATTACCAATTGCACCTTTAATGCTTGAATATGATGGTTTCTTACCATCAACTTCAAAGTCTAAATAACCATCAGGAAATCCTTGAAGTCTTTCAAGTTCTCTTTCAGTAAAGACACGAATCGATTCATTGTCAACCCAATAGTTTGATGTTGATACTTTACCAAACCCATCGACTAATGTCCGTGCATATGACTTAGTTACTGTACCTGCGAGTTTAATGTGTCCAAGAATATTTTGGGTGTACTCATCCCTCTTGATTTTATTCTTTTCTTTAACGCTTTCAAAACATCCTTCTTCAAATAATACTGAGAATGGGACTTTCCAATTTTTTCCACGATATCCGACAATGATGATTCTTTTGCGTCGTTGGGGAACTCCGAAGTATTGGCTGTCGAAAACCCGATAAGCGATTGAGTACTCTTCTCCTTGGACGATTCCTTGTTTGTCAAGGTCTTGGACTTGGAAGTTAGTACCTGTGAAAGAGGAGATGATTTCACACAACGCTCTTCTGTGTTTTTTCTTAAAAACGCCTTCGACATTTTCCCAAACGAACCATCTTGGTCGTTTGTCTTTAAGAACTTCTCCATACTTAAGGGAGAGTTGACCACGGATATCATCCATTCCTTTGTTGAGTCCTGCATCGGAAAAAGATTGACAAGGCGTTCCTCCGACCAATACGTCGCAGTTGAGGTTTTTGTAGGTTTCA